AGCTGCTGCCAATCGTCGAGGATGTAGTCGTCGCGATTTCGGATTGGATAGATGAAAACGATTCGCTGATTCGCCAGTCGCTAGGTACATTCGTCGCAGCGGTAACCGAGGAATTTACATTCCTAAGTGACCAGCTCGACATAGTTGTACGCGCTACGAATCTGGTTACAGACGCATGGTCGAGCCTGCTGCCAGAGATGGAAGGGGTAGAGCTTGGCCTAGGCGATCTAGCCAGCGAATTTCTAAGAACACTAAACCCAATCACGCGAATGATAGATGCGTTAGGCGAGCTAATCGGCCTAATGGAAGATTTGAATATCGTTACGCGACAGCTCGAGGGCGGCGCGACTGGCGCTGCGACCGCTACCGCCAAGTCTATCGAGCGCGAACAGTCGCGAGCTGCTCGACTGCAGCAGCGACAGCGTACGCGAGGCGGCGGCGGTAGCGGCGGCGTACCTCCGCTGCTGCGCAGGCCTACGGATTCGCCTAAGAGCGCAGCCAGAGGCGGCGGCGGCGCGAAACCGAAAGCAGCAGCGAAAGCAGCGAAAGCAGCAGGCGCAGATAAACCAGCAGGCCGAACGCTGCCAGAGCTTTTCGCAGCGCTGCTATCCGGCGACCAGACAGCGCTAGCCGAACGGTTTAAAGGCCTCGATGCGACTACGCCTAGCGTCGCAGACGTAAAGCCTACCGTCGCAGTTACGTTTTTTAATATGAAGGTCGAGCAGCATATTGTTTCGCCATCGCCGGTCGAGGCAGGCGCAGCGTCTGTGCGAATGATTCGCCAGGAACTAGGCCGCGCTACCGCGCAAGCAGCGCAGGCGCTTAGCCCGCAGATCGTACGCTAATGGTTTTTCCTCTAGTGCCATCTCCGATGGGAGGAAACCTAGGCGCTACCACTGCCAGTTTTTTCCGCCTGGATCCTCTAGGCGTCGCTGCGCTCGAGCCGCTTATCGACCTGATACCAGGGCTAACGCCGCTGCGCGTTACGTTCGATATGGTCGACAGCGAAAGCGCGACATATACCTACGACGTAACCGAGCATCCGCTGCAGTCGTTCCTCGACGTAACTACCAACGTACATAAGCGCCTCGAGAAAATCACGATTACAGGAACGCTAGGCGCGACGCCGCCGCTACAGAATTTTCCGCCTGCGCCTCTGCCATCGCCTAGCAGCGCTGGCGGCGCAGCGCTGGCAGTAATACCGCCGCCGCCTGTACCTGGATCGTCGCTGCGCCTCGACCTGCTGCGCATCCGAAACCTAAAAAGCATCGCAGATGCTCGAGCGCCGATCATGGTAGTTACGCCGCGCTTAGGCCTCGGTAAATGTTTCATCGAGTCAATCGTGCCGAATTGGAATCCGAACCTAGCCGAAAGCTCTACCGTAACGATTACGGTAAAGGAGGCGCGACTAGTCAATCCGCTAACCGGCGGCGAGCTGCTAGCGCCTGACTATCCAGCGCAATCGCCTGGCAACAACGCAAGCAGCGGCGGCGGCCAGTCGCAGACGTCTGCAGCTGGCGAAAGCGCATCGCCTGCCAGTACCGACGCAGGCGCGCCTAGACTTGGCGGTACATCGGGGCCGAGCGCATGAGCTTGCTAGCGATAACCGTACAGCCTAACGCTAGCGTTTCGCATTTCCGTACGACTGTCCTGCTACCAGACGCAGACGGATCGCGTAATCGATGGACGTTCGATTTCTACACGAACACTGCCGATAACAGCTGGTACTTCGACCTCGAGAATGATGGCGGCTCGGTATCAATCAAGGGCGTAGGCCTAGCTAACGGTTTTAACCTGCTCTATCCGTACCGCTACCTCGACCTGCCGCCAGGCGCGCTATTCATTCGCGACAAAGGCCTCGATGGCGCAGATCCAGACGTCGATGCTTTTTCGGAGGGCAGAGCAGCGCTGTACTACTTCGTAGACGATGGGCTACCGTAACCATGCCTACAGCTGGCCCATTTCTAAACGTAGTCGCATCGCTACAGATCCTGCCGCCTGGCATCATCCTCGAAAACCTAAGCGGCCAGGGCCTGCGCATCGATTGGTCCATCGAAAAGCAGATCGGGCCTAGTCCGAATACCTGCGACCTCGTTATCTACAATCTAAACAAGCCGCAGCGCCTGTCGCTGTCGGTCGCTGCTGCTGCGCCTGTACCTATCATCGTATCGCTACAGATCGGATGGGCAGGCCTCGCGCCGGTAGGCGTACCAGAGGTAGTTTTCGTAGGCGAGATTTGGGAGGTACAAGCGACCAAAAAGGAAAACACGGACATTCTTACGCTAATCAAGCTAGGCGATGGCGCGAAACCTCTGGCAGATACGCCGCCGCCTGGCGGCTCTGCTGCTGCTATCGGATTCTCTGCGATGATCGTGCTAACGCTGCAGAGCTTTACGCCGCCTATCATCCCATCGCCTACCGCGCTCGCCAAGATAGGCGAGCAGGCCGCCAAGCTGCCTCTGCCAAGCTTTCAATTCGCAGGCGATGAATCGCCTAAAGAATTTCTCGACGCCATCTGCGCATCGATTGGCCTATCGTGGGGCATACAAGATGGATTGTTCGTAGTGTACCAAAACGGAATATTGCCTACGCCGCCAGGGTTCGCGCCGCCGCTGCTCGCGCCCTTTTCTGGTCTGCTCGACTTTCGCGAGCAGGACGATGGCGGCCTACAATTCGAGGCGCTCGCGCTGCCATCTGTCCAGCCAGGTAGCCTCGTACTTTTCCAAGATTTCGATTTCCAGACGGGCGTAATCAAAACGATAGGCGGCGCGCCGATGCGCATCGAGCAGATTAAATTCGATGGCTCGACGCAGGGTAATTCCACTATGAGCGGCATAGCTCGACGGCTGCAGGTTTTCTAATGGGTCGCGAAAATAGATCGGTCGACGCCTACGACCTTAGCCAAACGCCAGCTCTTAGCGATATCAATCGGTCGCTAGCTCGAGCTATCAAGCTGTCGATTCGTACGCATATACCATCGACGATTATTGCCTACGATCCAGCTACGCAGACTGCGACGCTAACAGTCGATGCGCTGCCAGTCGTACGAGTAACCGACGCTGCGCGCATACCTAAGAATATCCTCACGCTAAAGGGCGTGCCGCCAAACGCAGAGGCGGTACTCGCGCCCATTACGCTATCGCGCATACCAGTGCAGTTTATGAGCGGCTCTATGGGATATGTAACGATACCGCTAACGCCAGGCGATACGGGCCTGCTGCATGTTAGCGACCGGTCGCTCGAGGCATGGATGCAGGCCGGTATACCTAGCGATCCTGTTTTCGCGTTTACGCATGCGCTAAAGGATTCCGTTTTTTATCCAGGCCTGCGACCGACAGCGAAACCGATAACGCCGCCGCCAGCTGGCGGTACAGTGATAGAAGGTACGCCGCTAATCAAGCTTGGCCCTACCGCTACCGAGTCGATTACGAAAGCAGAGTCGCTGCTACTGGCGCTAACGACTGCGGTTACCGCTACTGTTACCGTTCCAATGGATGGCGGCGCATCGTTCAAGTCGACGCTGCTTGCGCAGATTGCGCTGATTCTGCCGACTACCATTGGCAGCATCAAAGGAAAGGTCGAGTAATGGCTCTGGCAGCTGGCAGCGTTTCGATTAGCGACGCAGGTACGGCTAGCGGTAGCGGCCTGGCGCGTACGCTGTACGACTCGCATGATGCAGGTATGTCTGCAGAGTATGGCGCAGACTACGACGCAATTAAAAACAGCGACGACGCAGCGGTACGCAAGGGCCTGGCAGTGCTAGCTAACGCCTACGCTGCAGGAATCATCGCAGAGATAAAAGCAAATGGCGAGGCAGTGATTCCCATGGGCGCAGCTGGCGCAGGCCTACAGACTACTACCAACGTAGGCGTCGCAACAGATGGGCCAGCAGCAGAGGAACGGATAGGCCTCGACTAATGGATCTTAAGCTCACAAATTATGACCTCGACCTGACTAACGGCGAGCTTTCATTTGTTACGGATTTCGACGCCATCCGGCAGGATATCGAAATGGCTCTGCGTACCTGGTTGCGCGAAACGCCATACGACAGAAACGCAGGCGTACCGTACCTGCAGATCATCTTTAAGCGCGGTACGTCGCTAGACGCGATTCGCTTTATCATTTCGGAAATTATCCAGGGCCGCGAGGGCGTAACAGAGGTACTCGAGCTAGCTACCGAGCTGGATACGCTAACTCGCACGCTAACCATAACCGGGCGCGTACTAGCATCTGGACAGGTTATCGATTTCGCTGCAGGTAGTCCTACGCCGCCAGGGCCATGGGTGCCGCCTGCCAATGGCCTACAGAGCTGGCTCGACCTCGAGCGACGACGCTATACGCTCGACGTAGGTATCGCGTCCATGGTCGACGAGGGCGCGATAGGCGGCACGCTAGACCAAGCAGCGCCTACCAAGCAGCCGCCAGTACTGCAGACGCTAGGCCTAAACAATCTGCAGAACATGGCGCCGGATGGCGTCGACGATTTCCTGCTACATTCTGCAGCTGCCTCGAGCTGGCAATTTCTAAACAATGCGCTGGGCGCTACCGTCGCAGTGGTAACTACCGATCCAGCAGACGCAGACGGCGCGCTATTCGCTACCATGGATGGCGCAGCGTCGACGGATGTAGGAATACGCCTGCGTCGAGTAGCAGGAAACCTCGAGCTGCGCGTAGCCAATGGCGGCGGCGCTTTCGCGCTCGACCTAACTGCTGCGGTAGCAGCTAGCGCAGATAAGATTATCGCAATCCGACTAGATGCGACTGGCGTACAGACGCAGATAAACGGCGCAGTCGTAGCAGGCCTAACAGCTGCCTACGCTGCAGCGCCTGCAGACGTAGCGCCAGATTATCCGCTAACGCTGCTATCTGCTGCAGGCGCTGCGCCAGCTGGCGGCGGATTGTGGGGCCCTGGCTGGTTCGCTGCGTATGATCGGTATAATAGCGACGCAGAAACCGCAGAGCTTTTCGCGCAGCTGAATACCAGATACAGGATCTATCCATAATGGCCCTCGAGCTAACTACTACCGGCCTGTCGACGCAGACGCAGCAGGAAATCGCAGACGAGCTAGCCGCCAAGATTCGCGCGACATTTGGCGAGAATACTAAAACCTCTGCTGATTCGATTATGGGCCAGCTGGTAAACATCGTCGCAGAGCTGCGCGCAGTCGACCAGCAGACGCTGCTAGCCGTTTACCGATCATTCGACCCCAATGGCGCGATAGGCTCTGCGCTCGATAGGCTGCTTACGCTTACTGGCTCGACGCGACTAGGCGCTCTGTCGAGCGTAGTCGATGGGCTGGCAGAATTTAGCGCAGCAGGATCGCTAAACGATGGCGACCTAATCCGTAACAGCGATAACGATACGCTTTGGAAATTGATAAACGGGCCCGTCGTAGCTGGCGGCGCTGGTTTTTTCGCTGCCACATTCCAGGCTGTAGATACCGGGCCTACGCTCGCTAACGCTGCTACATCCTGGTCGGTCGTAACAGTGGTCGCAAACTTCGTAGGCTTTACCAATCCGGCCGACGACGCAGAGCTAGGCAGGAATCAGGAAAGCGACGCAGACGCAAGGGCGCGAAGAATCGTCGAGCTTTTCTCGCAGGGTACTGGCCCGCTCGCGACGATTCGAGCTGCAGTATCTCGCGTCGACGGCGTGATAGGCGTAAACGCCTACCATAATCCGAGCGTAAATCCTGCAGACGTCGACGGTATACCGTTTAAAGCTTTCAACGTGGTAGCGCAGACGCAGCCGACCGTACCTACCGCTGCGCTGCAGCAGCTGATATTCGACGCCATCTTTAGCGCCATGGGCGCAGGCGGCCAAGCGTACGGTACAGGTTTTAGCGGTACGTCTATCGATACCGAGGGAATTGCGCACGTAATTGCGTTCGATACCGTCGACGTACAAGATATCGAAATCGAAATCGACCTCGTTACCTCGACCAGTGAATCGCCGATCACGCCGAACATAGAGGCGGTAGTCGCTGCGCAGGTAATACTGGTAGCGCAGGCCGGTTTCGAGGAAGTAGGGCGCGACGTATTGGCGCTCGACTTTCGCGGTATCGTTTACGACATGCTGCAGAGCGGCACGATTAGCGGCGTCGACGATGTAACCGTGCGCCTATCGATCCAGCCAGCGCCGCCAGCTGCGGTCGCTAAGCTGTCTATCGGTATTCGACAGATAGCCGATTACGATTCCGGAAACCTAACAGTGGTACAGGTTTAGTTATGACGATGCGATTTGCCCCGAATGTTACGATTGCAGACGCTGGTACGGATAGCGTTTTGAAATACCTATTTCAGTGGCTGGATTTCATGCGCGCGGCATCGCCGACCGGGCCTGGCTGGACTGTACCGCGCTCGAGCGACGGTACTACCGGCGGCGCAGGCGATAACATCGCATCGTTTTCGGATCTGTCGCAGTACGTCGCAGCGACCTCGATTAGCTGGTTTGTGATTCGCCAGCCGGACGGCGGCCGCGAGTACCTGTTTTATCGTACGACTGCGACCGATACGCAGTGGTCGCTACTGTATTCGCCAGGCGCGCTTTTCATAGGCGGAACAATCGCAGCTATCCCTACTGCGACCGATGGCGAACAGATCCTGCTAACCGATATCCTAACGCTAACCGGTAACAAGGTTTTGCACGCTGGCGCCGACGACGCAGCGCCATACGGCTGGTATGTGTTCGCTAACGCATCCGGCGATCTAACTACCGAGCACGGCGGCATGACTATGATTCCGCTAACGGATGGTTTGCAGCCAGGAGAGGTCGACTCCATCGTATTTTTTCAGGATGGCGGCGGCGCCGGTTTTCTTCGCGCCGGATTGTCGACTGAGACACGCAGCGACACACAGGCCTGCACTGCAGGATTTACACCCGGATCGGCCGTGTGGGAATCGGTACCTGCTCTGTCTGTTAACTCAAGTGGTAACTATGTTTTCCCAGGAGGCGCATCGCAGGACGACAATGGAGAGGATGTTAGCGCGCCGATCCAATTCGGTAGACGCGCAGCGCTGGTTCCATCCGGCATAAAAGGATTCTCGGATTTCATGCAGTGGAATGGAGCAATCCGCGCGAATGGATCTACGTTCGAGCGGGCAGGTAGCGGTAACCCGGATCGCATATCATGGGGCGATGTGAACTTTGAATGGGACGGCGTAACCACGCCGAGCGCCACCTAGCCATGGCCCAATTTCCGCAAGCTCTAGGCTGGACAGCAGCAGACGCAGCGATAGCGCCGCAGCGAATCGAGTCGCTCGCGCAGCGCCTGGCGTTTACGTTTAGCGGAGATACAGCGCCGCCGCTTATCGCGAATTTCTTACCGGTACCTGGCTCTGCAATCGCTCGAAAGCAGCCGATTACTTTCGACGTAACAGACGCAAACGGATTCGGCAGAATCATGGTTCTAGCCAAGCAGTCGAGCTTTGAATACGTGATACATGATGGCGACGCTTTTCTGCTTGGTTTCGCCATCGATTCGACGCGCATCGCTATCGCCAGCGGCTTCGCATATTCGGTCGTACCTGATAGCGGATGGGAGGTAGCGCCTACCATCCGCATATTCGCAGTCGACGCTGCAGGAAATGAAACGCCGCCATAATGGCTCTGCCTAGCTTTGCATTTGAGATTTCGGCCGGTCAAAACGTGCCGCCGGATCTGTCGTCGCTTACGCTCGAGCAGCTAGCCGACGTGCGTGTATTAGTGCAGATGGACGACCAGCTCGCGAATCGACGCTTTCGCGAGCTAATGATCGACTTCGCAGAGGGCGCGCAAAATTACAAGCTGGTAGCAGAGCAGGTCGCTGGCGCTTTCGACCTGCCCATATCCGTAGGCGTACAGCTAGACGCGATTGGCGCAGTCGTAGGCCTGCAGCGCGAAGGTTTTACCGATGCGCGTTACCGTACGTTCCTCGAGATACAGATACTGCTACTGCTATCGGCAGCTCGCGACGACGCTAACTGGACAGGAACGATCCAGAACATCGTAACGATCTGCCGAACCTTCATAGGCGAAACCGCGCTACCGGTACGCCTAACGAATAATCCGCCATCCTCGTACGAGGTCGACGTACCTGGCCTAGTGCTTAGCGAGGCGCAGCTGCTGGCGCGATTCCTCAAAACTGCGACGTATGCTGGCGTACTTGGCTACATGGTTATCATTCTCGCAGCTGATAGCCTATGGGATTCCTCAGCTGTCGCGGTAACCGATAGCGGTATCTGGTGTAGCGATTCTGTCGCAGTTGTCGGCTGCGCTACTTGGTCGACTGTCATAACTACGGATTGCTAAAACATGGCTACTAAACCAAGCGTCGACGTTGTTTTTACCTGGGCTACAGATGTTAACTTTAGCAGCGGCCCAGCTGTCGGTAATCCTACCAAGGTTAACCCCTCTGGCTGGGCGGTAGTCGCGCAGGGATCCGTACCTGGTAACGCAATCGTCGCAGAATTTACTAACAAGGTACGAAACGTACTAGGGCAATGGACCGGCTGGCTCGACGCTGGCAGCTTCGCAGGCGCAGCCGATGCGCATATCCTCGAGGCGGATAGCGTAGGCGGCTCGAGCGTAAAGGCGCATCGATCTACGCGCGAGATCGATACTGATATGACTCGCGTATCTATCAGCGTCGCCAATGTTGTTATTCGAGACGCCGCGCTAAAAAACCAAGGTACTGAATTTCTAATCGAGATTTCCGGCCTAACCGCTAACCGAGTCCTAACCGTAAACATGGACGCGCCCGATCCGCCAGAGGATGGCGAGCAGGTATGGCTAACATTCAATAGTGCGCATGCAGGATTTATTGTCGACGTCGATAGCGAGGGCGGCGGCAGTAACCCAATCTTTACGACTACGTTCAATACGCCGCAGGCCGTTAAGCTGCTTTTCGACGATACGCTAGGCGCAAACGGAGAATGGATCGTGGCTGGCGTAATGCCGCTAGTCTAGGTACATGGCTAGGCGAGATACGCCAGAGGATGTTTATGGCGAGGTACGCCTACGTCGCTTTTTCGAGCTGCTTGCTCGAGGCCTGTTTCGCGTCGAGGCCTGCAGAGCTGCGCAGCTAGATCCGGGAAAGGTCGACCGCTGGCTGCGCGCAGGCGATAAGGGCGCCGAGCACTGCAGCGGTTTCGCCAGGCGCGTACGCGAGGTCGAGGCAGGCCTAGTCGATACCGAGCTAAAGGTTATCCGCGCGACAGACGATTACCGCGCTCGTATCTGGTTCCTCGAGCGACGCTTTCCTAACCAATGGGCAGCAGGCGCTGGCGGCGATAGCGAAATGCCAGCAGGGCAGGTCGACGATCTGCGCAGTAAGCTGCTCGAGCGCCTCGAGGCTATCATTGGAAAACCAGACGCAGCTGCCAGCGATAGCTAACCTGCTGGCTAGCCTCGACGCTTCACAGCTGCGCGACTACGTATCGCAGCTCGAGGTCGACGAAATCATCGCTACGCTTAGCGACTGGTCGCTCTGGTCGCTACCGTACCAGCAGGTACCGCGAGGTAGCTGGCGTCGCTGGGTTTTTCGAGGCGGTAGAGGTACCGGTAAAAGCTACACTGGCGCGAAAACTACGCATGAGATAGCGCGAGATACCGACAAGATTCGCGGCGGAGAAATCGGAATAGTTGGCCGCGCATGGGATGACGCAATCGCTACCATGGTCGAGGGCCCTAGCGGCCTGCTCGCTACCGCGCCGCTGGATTTCCGTCCAGAATGGTCGCCAGGCAAAGGTCTAATTACCTGGCCTAATGGCGTACGCGGCCATCTGTACGCAGCTGGATCGCCTGCGTCGCTGCGCGGCCCAAACCTCGCATGGGTATGGGCCGACGAGGTAGAACACTGGGCGCGTAATGAGCAAGTATGGTTTGAGTCAATCGAATTTGCGCTGCGCATCGGATGGGCCAGAGCTTTGCTTACCTCGACGCCGATTAAAGGTTCGCGCCTGCTGCGCAAGCTCGAGGAAAAAAACGATACGGTAGTTACGCGAGCAGCTACGCGCGACAATCCGTATCTAAGCGCAGATGTACGCTCGACTCTGTACGAGTACTTTGCAGGTACGCGCATAGGTAGGCAGGAATTAGAGGGCGAAATAATTGACGAGGTAGAGGGCGCGCTCTGGTCGCTCGCTATGATCGATCCATATCGCGTCGACCATGCGCCTATGCTCGAGCGCATCGTAATCGCTGTCGACCCAGCAGTTAGCGATACCGAGGCTAGCGCAGAGCATGGACTAGTGGCTTGCGGTCGCTGCGAGCTAGGCGAGGGCTACGTACTCGAGGATAGATCGCGCAGAGGTAGCCCGGAAAGCTGGGCCAGTGTAGCGGTAGCTATGTACCGACGCTTTGGCGCAGATTGCATCGTCGCAGAGGTAAACAATGGCGGCGATATGGTCGAGAGCACAATCCGAGCCATAGATCCAAGCGTAAACGTAAAGCAGGTACGAGCCAGTCGCGGTAAGATGATACGCGCCGAACCTGTTTCCGCGCTGTACGAGCGGAAAAAGGTCCATCATGTGGGCGTACTGCCAGAGCTAGAGGAACAGCTATGCACGCGCGAGCCAGGCGATACAGAAGGTTTCGACCGATTCGACGCTGTAGTATGGGGCCTAACAGAGCTAATGCTAAAACCATCTGCAGGGCCGCTAAGCGCATATATCTAGCATGACAAATCCAGCAGAATACCTGCAGCCTAATACCGACGACTATAGCAACGTGGTTACCGCGCTCGGTACCGGTAAAGATAAGTCGACCGCTACGCGATTCGGCGCAGATGAGGATTTAGACTGTCTGCAGCTCGATGCGCTGTACGAGCATGAGCCTATGGCCGCGCGCATTGTGGATCGAGTAGTCGACGATGGTACGCGCGAGGGCTGGTCGGTAGTAGGCAGCGATCCTAACTACGACTACGCAGAGCTAGGCGAAGGTTTCGGCGCGCTACGTACTAACGAGGCGGTAGCAGACGGATGGCGCTGGGCGCGCCTGTACGGCGGCTCGATTATCGTTCTGATTGTTAACGATAATACGCCAATGGATAAGCCGATTGACCTGGCCCGAGCTAATCGCCTGCTGTCGCTGCAGGTTATCGAATCTCCGTTTGCTATGCCGCGCAGCTTTGATCCAGGCCTAGGCTCTAGCGCGTTTCGCAATCCAGAGGCCTACGACGTAATCGCGCCAGGCGGCTCTGCTGCGCGGTCGATACATGGGTCGCGCGTAATTCGCGTCGAGGGCATCCGCGTGCCGCCTACGCGCATCGTCGCTCGAGGCGGATGGCCGCCTAGCGTACTGGATCGCGTTTGGTCCGATCTAAAGCGCCTCGGTAGTGTGATGGGCTACGCAGAAAACATCATGCACGAATTATCGGTTATGGTTCTGCGTCTAGTTGACTTTCGTACTCGAGCATCCGGTAGCGGCAAGAGTAAGCAGGAACTACGCACAGCAGTCGAAACGATGCGCATGTTTATCGATAACCTAAACACGCTGGTTATTGATACGCAGGACGAATACGTCGAAAGTACGCGCAGCGTCGCAGGCCTCGATGCTCTGATAGGCAGATTCGTCGACGGACTGGTACGAGCGACCGACATGCCGCGTACGATCCTGCTAGGCGAGCAGCCGAGCGGACTAAACGCTAGCGCTGATAGCGAGATTCGCGCCTGGTTCGACTTCGTATCCTCGCAGCAGCGTCTAGTACTGCAGCCGATTCTAACGCGCATCGTAGGCCTCGAGCTGCTGCTGCGCGAAAAGCGCGGCCAGGCGCCGCCTACAGATTGGTCCATCGAATTTAATTCGCTATGGCAGCCTACCGACGCAGAGCAGGCGCAGACAGAGCTGGTACGCGCGCAAGCAGCGCAGGCGCTGATAACCGCAGAGGTAGTATCGCCGGATGAGGTACGCGCCAAGATGATCGCAGAGGGCAAGCTCGATGCTCTGCCTACGTTACCATCGGAGCCAGGACTTGGCAGCTAACGGCCTAGCTGTCGACTTTCCTAAGCGCCTCGCAGAGCAGCTCGAGCGACGCTTTGGCAAATTCAGCGACCGAGCTGCAGAGCTAGCGATCCAAATTCTAGGCCCGTCGATTACCGATCCAGATCCTACCGCTGTCGAGGCAGCGCTAGTCGAAATCGAACAGCTGCTAGACGATGAATTTCCAGATCGACAATTCGAGGAAGATAGCCGCGCAGCTGGCGCTAGCGTCGACAGGCGGCACGGCATAGCGTTTTTTGGTACGCTAGCTGCTGTCGCTGGCGTAGTGATTCTAGGCAGCGATAAGAGCGCCACAATGCCCGCTGCGATACCTGGCCCAAACAGTCGCATACGAGGCGGAAACGGAAAACCGCCGCGCAGGCCTAAGCTCGGCCCGTTTCGTACGCCTGGCCTACCTCGCGTACCGAAAACCGTTCTAGGCGTAAAGCTAAGCGCGAACCCTGCGATTCTGGTCGACAAATTCGCCAGCCAGAATGTCGCGCTAATCAAGTCGCTGCGTCCTGAAATTATCCCTGCGCTGCGCGATGAGGTAGTGCGCTCCTTTTCCGGCGCGTTTACGCCAGAGGAATCGGCCGCGCGACTGATTGCGAAATGGGAATCTAAGGGCGTACCAATCGCAAACGGAAACCTAGCGCCTCGAGTAAAACAGATCGTACACAATCAGGTTTCGCGCCTGAATACGCAGATTACTCGCGAGCGCCAAACCTCTGCGGGCATAACCAGGTTTCGCTGGATATCGCAGCGCGACTCGGATGTACGGCCGCTGCA